CTAGAAAATACCTATCCTCATTCCGAATATTCCTATATGGTTATATCCTATAAACCTACTGATAGTCCTTTTTCATTTTTTCAATGTTTCGTTGTTTCGCAATCGTCTAAAATTTTTTATAATTCTTCTGATAGAACTGTTTCTACAGATGGAACATTTGTTGATTCATTTGTTCATCGTTTTAAGGAAAATTCTTGTACCCGTGAAGTTAGTTATGGTTCTATCGTTTATGGTGATATTAAAGACTTCAAAATTATCTTTTCTGATTTACCAGTTTATGAAGGCGATGCACCTATTTATTCTGACCCTAACGCTCCGCCAACTCCCTTTACTGTCGATTATTCCCCCGCTCTCTCTGAGGGCATGAGCCGCAAGGGAACTCTTGTCGCTCCTGGTGCAAGCAACAACGGACAGGAAATTGAAAGCAATGGACTTAACGTCCGTGTCACACTGACGGACGAATTTATAAAACTCCGTGACAGCTATGACGAGCTTAAAGACTATACATATGAATTTGTATGTTATATTACTACTTCCCCCCCTGAAAAGTCGTCTTATGAAGAAAGCGTTAAAAACGCTGTTTATACTTCATTGGACTATGGCAAATATATGTATACTACAAGTGGCGTTGTTGATGATGTTACGGACGATAACAAAGAGTCTACGGAATGGATAAAGGCAGAGGGCATAAATGCTGGATACATTATTGGCAAGGGTGGCTCTGTCAAGAATGTTACTATCAATCTTGAAAATCTTGATAGTTCACAGTTCACAGCCGATACAAAGCTTTATATCGTGGTATATGGTCGCTTGACTTCTCTTTCAGTGCCGACCCCTGATTACTTCGACCTTGACAATCAAGGTTATCTGTGTAATCAAGGCTCTTTGAATACAAAGCAGATTGTAACTGTAAATGCTGACCCCGAAACAGGCGAGGGAACAGACGTTGTAATGCCTGACTACTATTGTGTAACGTCAACGGCATTTAATTATAAAGATTATCCTGAATATAAGCCGAAAATCTTCAAGAATGGTGCTGAAATGGATACAAACAAGCCGTTTACTGATTACCTTGATAAGAAGTTGACTCCTGATTATATGTATGATTATGATATGGATAAAAACGGAGAAAGCGGTCTTGCTCCTGACGATTTCGAGAAGTATGAGGAACAAAAAAATCTTGATAAAAATTTCGGTTCTGTTGATTTCGGACTTGACAGCATTAAATCAGTGTTTGACGGCTCGTCCGATTTCTTCAAGTTCTTAACTGCAAGTATCGGTATTTTGCCTACAACGTTCTTAACTATCCTGATTTCTTTCTTTGTTGTCATGTTAGCAATTTGCGTTGTTAAATGGGTCTTGAAGTAGGGGGTGCATCATGAATTGGTTCTCACTTATGAAGTCGCTTTTTGTTTCAATTCAACACTTAATGTGTTTGCGTATTCGTTTTGGCGAATTTAGCTTCACAGTTGGTGCAATGATTATAGGATTGTTTGTTATATCCTGCTCCATTGCCCTGTTACGATATCTTTTCCACAATACATAAGGAGTTGTTAAAATGGTTGCAATATTAAAATTATTCGTCCTGTCACTGATAGTAATTCTTGCTATCAGTGCAGTTCTCGGCGTGGTGGCGTTCTTTATGGACTTGCACGCCTTTAAATCTGATAAAGACTTGTCGCTCCCTCGTAAACGGCTTATAGAAGCACTATACGAGGAACAGGAGTTAAAAAAGCAATCGGCTGAACAGCCACAGAACACGCCACAGAGCGACAATCAAGAGCCTGAGAAAGAGGGGTGGTAAATGTGTTATATGATGTTCAAAACGCTTGCTATCAGCTTTTAAAGCTTCTTGGCTGTGACTTAGCCGCTATTGACGTTATCAAAACGTGGAAACAATTCGGCGTGCTGTGCATTGAATTTGTGTTCGCCTGCTTAATGCTTTTCCTGCTTTGGAAAATGCTCTATAATGCAATGGTTAGGTTTTTCAATCCTCGGAGGTAGCAATGTTCTTTTTACCGCTCTATATCGCACTCGCTGTCGAGTGCATAATACTTATAATATTCTTTCGTAAAGGTGATTAAATGGTTCTATTCGATTATTTCGTTCGTCTGCCGTCCTTGGCGGCTTATACTGCCTATGATAAGGCTACGGCTTTATATTTTAATTGGTCGCAAATATTCAATGGTTGGGGTATTCACTTATTTGTTGGCAAATTCGGAGCAGGTAAAACTTCACTTATGATTGCTGAAGCTTATAAACTCTGTTGTAAATATCCTCAGCTTCACATACTAACAAACATTAATATTAAAAATTTCCCCGACTATACGGAGATATTACCCTTGAACACTGCACAAGATATACTCAACGCCCCTAAAAACACGCTTGTGCTTATTGATGAAATAGGTACTATATTTAATAGTCGTGACTTTTCGGGCGGTAAATGTGCCGTTCCTAAACCGTTATTTCAGCACCTTTGCCAATGCCGTAAACGGCGTATGATGATATATGCAACAGTGCAGAGATTTAATCTCTTAGACAAACAAATTAGAGATATTACCGCAGACGTGACCGCTTGCCATACGCATTTCAAACATCCATTTTGTCGTATACAGACAGGTTACACATATGACATTGAGGAATATGAACTCTATTCAGAAAATAAGGCTTATACGCCTTCTCAGATGTACAATAGAACGTATCTACAGACAAATAAACGCCGTCAGCTCTACGATACATCACAGCTTGTCACGAATATGTTACAAAAAGAGTATTTGTCCGATGAAGAAATACTCACCAATCGTGAGGGCATAGAGCCTAACACACAGCCACTTGACCGAAAGCAAAAGAAATCTATTCGCAAGCGGAAAAATGCTTGGTAATGAAACAACTCGCAGTGGTTGCCGTGAGGCTCACTGCGAGTTGTTGTTGTTGTCGTTATTGTTGTAATTATTGCCCTGTCTAAATCTATTAATCAGTATCATATTAGTGTCTAACAAGTTCTTGTTCATCATTTCAAGTCGCTTGTTGGTTTCCTGCAATTCTTTATAGGTCTTTTCCGTGTTTCCTGCTGTGCAGATAATCGCAACAAACAATATTATGTTGATTATGATAGCAACTATTGCTATCACAACAGCCGTTGCAACTGCTGTTTCACTCATTTCAATTAAACCCATGTTCTCACCCCTCGTTCGTATGTGTCTTTATTACAATGTGGCTGTCCTCTGCTGATTTTATCTCCTGTCTGACAGCATATTTCAAATATCCTGCCTTTGACATTCCAAGTTCTGCGGCTCTGTCCTCTATCATTTTGTTAAACCCTTTAGGTGCTTTAAATTGCACTTTCTCAGTGTTTTCCTTATCCCATTTATCACGGGCTTTTCTTTGTGCATCTGATACTGCCATTAAATCACCACCTTGCTATTATTATACATCATAATTTAGTAAATGTCAACAATTATTTCTACGGTATCCCGTAACAGTTTCTTTACAAATAGTTTACTCTATATATGTATATTTCTACGGTATCCCGTAGTATAATATATATAGTGAAAGAGATAAAGGTAACTTTCACAGTGGAGGAAATTGAAAGGAGTGAGGATAATGCAGAACATGCCGACAGCTACAGAACTTGCGATAAAGTATGCAAAGCGTGAACAGCTTAGAATTATAATAGACAATGCTCTGAACATTCATGCTGATTGCGAATATGAAGCTTTATCAAAGCTGATTAACGAACTTGAACAAATGCTTGAAGAAGCATAAAAAAATGTAGTCGGCAATCCGTCAAAATACACCGACTACATATTCACACACAAACTCGGATATCCTCCGCTTTGTAAATCCGAGTATAACACAAATTTCACTCAATGTCAAGTTGAAAGGATTGTTGAAAATGACTATTTCAAACTACTATGTTCGTGAGTATCTTCGCCTTTATCGTGAATATCGTAAAGTTATTAATATTTTTGATGCTTTTCTTTTGTATGGGAAAATAGAATATACTCTCGGTGTGTTGCGGAGAGATCTTTCTCTTGACTATCAATTTCACTGTG